AAGTATTAGTGTATAATTACGTTATTGTCGGTGTAGTGTAGCGGTAACACGTCAGTCTCCAAAACTGAAGTCCTTAGTTCGATTCTAAGCACCCTCGCCAAATTCATACAGGTAACCATGCCCATCTGCACCAAAGAACAACTCTATGGCTCCAATAACGTTCCTCGTACGAAAGACATCTTCTACGAGCACCGCTTCACGGGTAAGTCTGAAGGTGCCAATGCTATCTTTACTATAGCCAACGTACCAGCCGAAGGCTACATCCCACTCAAAAAGCTTTATATGTCTTTCTGTGTCGAGGACCCTTCAGAGATTACCTTCTGCGATGAAGTCTTTGGTGACTTTCATTACTGGTCTTGTCTCCAAGAAGCCTCTCTCTTCAAACCTATTCTAGAGACTTGGAGGTATGAAGCATCTGTAAGGCGTAAACAACTAGCCTTTAAAGAAGTTATCAAAGAACTGAAAGAAGGTAAAGCCTCCTTCCAAGCAGCCAAGTATCTTGTCGAAGAACCTTGGAAAGGTGGACCTACCGCAGCAGACCGCAAGAAGGCTAAAGCCAAGTCTCAAGAGGCTGCTGAAGAAGCCTTCCAGAGTTCTCAAATTCAAGAAGATATTAAACGACTCAGAGAACAAGGTGCCATCAATTGAGTATCTATGACCAAGTTATAAAACGTAGCCTTGGTGATCCTGCAAATAAGAAGGCACCCAAAAATGGTAAGTCTGGAGGCTACTCCGTACGAAAAACCAAAAAACCTCTTGGGTCGGACTACAGAGACCCTGTTAAGAAGCCTACATCTTCTGCTAACACCAACTCTGCCCCCGGAACTACGCCTGCACCTAAAAAGCCTGTGCCCGCTAAAGTACCAAGGACTCTAAAACCTAATACTACATTCTCTGGTGCTGGTAAGGCTGGGGGTAGTGGTTATGGTGGGGGTGGTGGTACTTATACTATTGGGCCTAAGTCTAAAAACAAATATGACTTTTATCAAGGTTTCCTTAAATAATGGCAAAGTCTCCAACTCTCCCCAGTATCACAGGAGCTTACGCTTCTTCTACTCAACTTAACGAAGCCTTCCGGGCTACTGAGGAAGCATTCGCAAATACCATCTCTCGGGATGGTTCTACCCCTAACTCCATGGCTGCTAGTCTTGACCTGAACTCCAATGATCTTCTGAATGTCCGTATTATTAATGCTGCTGGCTACAGGCTCAACGGTGTAGACTACGACTTCAGTAGTTCTATTGAACTGTCTGACACTGTATTTAAAGTAGACTCTATTGCTGCCCTGAAGGCTCTGGTACCAAGCGCAGGTGCTGTAGCCTATCTTACCGCACCACACCGCGAAGGTGCCTTTGTCTTTAAATCCGGTGACTATGCTCAGCGTGTAGCCCTTGACATCAGCAATGGCGTCTACGTTAAAGCAGATAGTACCTCGGCTAGTGCTGGTGCTTGGGTACGAGAGAATGGTGAACTTGGTATCGTAAGGCCACAATGGTTTGGTGCTGCTGGGGACGGTATCTGGAAGCTGGATGCTACAATGACAGCGGGTAGTGCTGTGCTTACCAGCGCCACTGGCACCTTTACGCCAGCAGATGTCGGCAAGATTATCAAGGTTGGTCTTGCGGGTGGTTCTGGTAATGACCTGATTACAACTATTGCTTCGTTTACCTCTGCCGCTCAAGTTACCTTGGCTGATGTAGCTGTAACCTCCGTAGCGCCTACATTGACTTATACCCACTTTGTCTACGGGACTGACGACTATGCAGCCCTTACAGCCGCTAAAGCCTTCTGCACCACTGCTGTAAATTTGACTTATCCGGGTAAAGTACTAGCCCTTGGTAACTGCATGTACTGCCATAACGGCCAGCTTGACTTCGCTGCCGATTACTTTGGTGTAGTTGCTGAAGGTAACAATGCTTGGTTTGTTGCATTCCATCCGGGTATTGCTGTAAGCATTGACGGCTATGCTCATGGTGGTAATGCTGGTGTCCAACTCGTAGACTTCGGTTGGGACCATGACATCAACATCATGGGTAACTCAGGCACTACTAACTGTTTTTATTATAATTCCTTGTTCCGTTGCAAGATTGGTGTCTACGCTCGTGAATGTGCTGGTACGGCTATTCTTGGGGATGCTGGTAGCGGTATATTTGGCTCTGGTGTCCTGACTGACTTCCGCCTGTCTGTTAGCGATGCACAATACGGGGCTATGTCTAAAGTTCCTCAACGTTCCCATGAAATCATCCTCTCTACCAGTTGCAAATATTATCTTATGGGTGAAAACTGTGGTAACGCAGCTACTCCTATGGCCACTGTGCTTACAGACGTTATCCGTAACCAATTCTGGGGTTCTATTGAATCAAACACTTACGGCGGTCTTCACGTCACGAGTGGTTGTCATAGCAACGTCTTCACTGCCATGCACAATGAGTTCAATGGCGCTGGACCAGAACTGATCGTTGATGGCCATAATAACATCTTTGATGCTTTCCACGGTCGTAAGCTGAATGATACTTACCCAATCGAGATTAATGGTAATCATAATGAGTTTCGTAACCACGAGTTCGACGCAGTAACCATTGATGGTTATGCACCCTACAATTGTTTCACTCGTGGTAAATTCTTTTATCCACCAATTGATAACAATGGTTCGACTATCTTTGAAGGCAACGATGGTGCGACGGATATTGGTCTAGCTCCGGGTCCAATTACTCCCGCCTTTGGTGGTACGTTTGTAGATGCTGGTGCTCCGTATAAGCTTCCCGGCTATTGGCGTGACGCTGAAGGCTGGGTCCATCTTGAAGGTGCCGTTAATACTGGTGCTAATAATCCTATCGGACTTACTGCTTTTATTCTACCAGTAGGCTATCGTCCTGCTGGTACTCGTTCTCGCCTAGACTTTACCTTCAATAACCTGAGCCTTGGTTCACAAGGCCAACTAAGCATTGACTCCACTGGTGCTGTTGTAGTGCGTGCTGGTGCCAATGCCTCACAGATTATCAGTCTAACTGGTATCAGCTTTAGACGGTCCTGATGAAGCCTGAAGAAATTAAACTTGCAGCAGAGAATGACCTGCTTTTCTTTATCAAGTTGGTTGCTCCTGAACAAGTATTGGGTTCTTGTCATGAAGAAGTAATCCGTTGGTGGAGTCGTCAAGACGCTAAAAGCCACCAACTCTTGCTGTTCCCCCGTGATCACCAGAAGTCTCGTCTGATCGCTTATCGTGTGGTCTGGGAACTTACCAAAGATCCTACCCTTCGTGTCTTGTATATCTCTGCTACAGCAAACCTTGCAGAGAAGCAGCTAGGCTTTATGAAGGCAATCTTTACCAGTGACATCTATCGTCGTTACTGGCCCCTTCACGTTAAAGCAGCAGAAGCCCACCGCAAGCGTTGGACTAACTCAGAGATTATGCTGGATCACCCTCTGCGTGAGTCTGAGAAGGTTCGAGACCCTAGTATCTTTACTGCTGGCCTGACTACCTCCATTACTGGTATGCACTGTGACATTGCTGTTATGGACGATGTGGTGGTACACGAGAATGCTACTAACAATGAAGGCCGTGAGAGGGTCAAGAGTCAGTATTCTCTCCTGTCATCCATCGAAGGTGCTAACGCTCGCGAATGGGTAGTTGGTACTCGTTACCACCCCAAAGACCTTTATAATGATCTTATGTCTATGGCACAAGATACTTATGATGATGAAGGTAATATGGTTGGTTCCGAGCCTATTTATGAGATTATGGAAAAGGCTGTAGAAGACCGGGGGGATGGTACTGGTGAGTTCCTATGGCCCCGTCAGCTACGTAAGGATGGCCGGTGGTTTGGCTTTGACCAAAAGATTCTTGCCAAGAAGCGTGGTCAGTACTTGGACCGTGGACAGTTCCGTGCTCAATATTACAACGACCCTTCAGACCCTGATAACGTTCCTGTGTCTAGAGACAAGTTTCAGTATTACGAACGTAAGTTTATGCGCCAAGAGAACGGGTACTGGTACTTCCGTGGTAGTAAACTT